AATGATATCATCTGCTTCTGCACCCAAAGTTTCTAATACTTTATAGGGTAAAAATTCATTGATTTCTGCTTTCACATCATTCAGTAATCCAAAGATTTTATTCCAATCTTTACCATCTGAATCTCTAGTCTTTTTACGATTTGCCTTATATTGTGGAAATATTTCCTTTCTCCAATAGGCCCTAGAATCATATGTTATGACTACTTCCCCATACTTTTCATGAAACATAGTACGATACAATCGTACTGAATTTAATATCATATGCCTAACCATCTCTTCATCCATCTCACCGTCATTCATATTCAGATGCATCATTACAGATGCAAGTGAGATTTGGTTCATGTCAATTAATATCATATTAAATCCCTGTAATAACTTAGAAAGGGTGGTTCAAAACCACCCCACTAAATTCTTTACTGTTAAGAAGCGTATCCTACGCCGTTTCCATAAAGTGCTTTAATTCCAGCAGCGATGATTGTTTTATCAGCCTTGCCGTTCATTAGTACAGCACCTACACCAGCATTAATAATTGCCTGTGTTGGTTCACCCATACGGTATGATGTACCTTTAGCATCTTTATTAGTATAAATCATATAACCTTGACTTCTTAGTTTATCCACCATTGCTTGTGGTGAAGTTAGGTCAAATGTTTTTCTTAATGTTTTCCAAGTAACTGTTTTACCAGCTTCAAATGCATTAATAACTCGTTGTGTCTTTGATAGTTTATTTCTACCCATATTATAATCTCCTGATTATTAAATTTTAAAGTGACTAATTTTTATGCCTCTAATAGTCATATTGGCAATTACAGCATTGTAATTCTTTACTTTATGAACCATTATAACAGGCCCATACATGTTATGTCAATCATTTTTTTCTTCTGTATCAAAATGAAATGTAACTGTCATCTCGCCAGGTTTATTGTTTTCTGTATATTCTATATCGCAATCTATTAATTCATTATCAATTATTTTTAATAGTTCATGTTCACTCATCTTTATCCTCGTCATCTTTTTTAAGAAGTCTTAATTCTTCTTTTTCTTCATCAGAAAGTTTCGGCAATTCTGTATCTGATTCAAATGATATTTCCATTTCAAGTTCATCGCCGTCTTCCATACCTTGTAATTCTTCAAGCATTTCTATGACATCTCCTAGAAGTGGTGAATCAAATCTAGAATAATGTAAATCTACACCATCTTCACTTTCTGTTCTTTCTGGTGACATTATCTGTTCAATGAATGGTTGTATAATATGTGGCAGGTTTTCTTGTCTAGATAAAACACCTTTAATTACTTCTGATAAAAACCCCACATCTAAAATAAATTGTGAGTCTGTAATATCATAACCTCTTTCACTTAACGTATGAATCATTTGTACCATAACATTTTCAGTCAACATATCAAGTTTTGCAAGTTTTTCTTTTATCTGCAAATGAGTATTGTTCTTGTCTAACTCTCTACCATACTTTTGTTTAATCCATTGTGTTTGATTTTCGTCATACTCAACAGGGTTACTACCCCACGGCCCGTAGATAACATTGTCAATTGTATTATCTTCTTCGTCACTCATGATATGATTTTGTTCTCAACAGGTACAATTGCACCTACATAATTTAAATAGTTATCTCTAATATCTGTTTTAGGTTCATTTACAGTAATAATATTTTCTTCCTTAATATTGAATTCTTCATTCTCTGCGAATGGAATAAAAGGTGAGAAATATAATTTACTTTCTGCATTTTGACTAGGATTCTGTGCCATTGGTATTAATACGAATGGTTTTTTTATTGTAGTCATTTTATCATCTGAAAATGTTACTTCTGCTACGACATCTTCACCTGTTGTCAATCTTAGTAATTTTATATCTGCCATGTTATATCCCTTTTTTATTGTTTGTTTTTTTTCTTGGTTGATGTGGGCCTGGAGTTTCTGCAAGTTTCCTTAGCCATCTTTGTCTACCAGCTGCTTTTGACAACCTTCTCTTCTCACTTTTCTTTGTATGAAATTGTCTTTCATGAAAATCATTTAACCTACCATCAGTTAATATTTTCTTTTTAAAAATTCTTAGTGCTTTATTAATATCATCACCATGAACAGATACACCTAGTCCTTTAGATTTTTCTTCTAGTCGTTTCTTCGTAAACTTGTTTTTCTGTTCACCACGAACTTGAAATTTCTGACTAGGTTTGTTTGAATTAGTTTTCATAAATACTATTTGTCATTTTGTAAACTTCTGATAATGCATCATACTTGTCTTTTATATTCACATCAGCTAATTCAGTTAACAGTCTTAAATTGTTTTCTAAAATAACTAAAGCATCATCTTCTGTAAGGTCACCACCTAATATCTTAGTAGCGACAGTTCTTAAAATTAAATCAGCGTCATTCATCTTGTTGCCTCCAAATAATTAAATCCACTATTCTTCTTGACATAATCAATTATCACTTGTGGGTCTCTGTCTAAAATTTTCATGTAACTCAAAAATTCTTTTGTTGGTTTAGCAATCCAAATGTAAGCGTCTATCCCAGCATTAAGTTCTGATGTTGCCTGTTTCTTACTCATTGTGTCGTCAACTGCTTGTTTAATTATTGCCTTGGCGAGAGTCATCTCACCATCTCCACTCTGGATTTCTGGTAGCAAATCAGATTCATAAGTAACTGAAGTTGTTTTTTTACCTTTAAAATTTTCTGTTTTTATTGTATCTGAATTCATTACGCTGCCTCCAACATTGACATTGGAACTCTGTAATTCCTGCCAGGACCTAAATCAACCACAGCGTTTTTTTGTAATATTCTTACTATCACGCCTGGAGTTCTCTTAGTTTTTTGTACCATGAAAACTTTCATGCCTGGTTTAAATGTCATCTTTCCGTTCACCACCATCAACTCACGAGCCATATCCATAACATCATTCAACTCTGAATTGTCTAGTTTCTTCATTTCATTTATTAGTGTTTTGTTCATATTTCCTCTCTTCTCATTGTTTATCTTATGTAGCCATTATAACAGCCCCAAACATGTTTTGTCAACCCCTAATTTAAATATAGTGGGCCAGTCCATTCTATTGGGTATAATCCATCAAATATGTTCCCTCTAGCCCTGTTTAGTGCTGGAGCGTTCCAACTTGATGCTTTTAACACATCACCTTTCTTAAATTGTTTGAAGTCTTCTTTAGCAATAAAGGCAGTAGCAGACCCATCTCTTATAACTTTCATATATTTTCTACCCTCTGTTACTTTGTAGTTTTCTTTTTCATCTTTTTTTGTAGTGTATCTTAAATCATTATAGTCTTCTATCATTGCTTCTATCATATATTTAGCGCCTTCATCTAAAGACTTTGCCGGTTTTACTGCTTTCATATTTTCTCTCTCTCATTGTTTATCTTATGTAACCATTATACCAGCCCTAACAGGTATTGTCAAGCGTATAAGTCCTTGATTTTGTTAGGAATAGTAAATTAGTTTATATTATTTTATGAGAATGGTTCTTATTTAGGTTTATAGATGGTAATTAACTCATCTTTTCCCTTAACTTTGATTTTATCTACCTCTATAGACTCAATATTCTTCAATTTTTCCATAGTATGTGATGAATATAGGGTAGAAACGATACCCCCACCCTCTTCTTTGTAGTTTCTTGTGGTCGCCTCTAATCTTGCAGCCAGATTGACGGCATCTCCTATGACTGAGTAGTCAAATCTGGTGTCACTACCCATATTACCCACGATACAAGTTCCTGTATTGACGCCTGAACCTATATTGATGTCTGGTAACCCCTTTGCCTTAAAGTCTTCTTTTAGTCTATCAGTCTCCTCTGCACATTCAATAGCAGTCTTGACTGCCATCTCAGCATGGTCTTCACAATCTAATGGTGCGTTCCAGAATGCCATGATACAGTCACCCATGTACTTATCAACTGTGCCACCGTTGTCTAGGACAATCTTAGTCATACGATTTAGGTAGTCATTGATAACTTCTACCAATCCTTCTGGGTCATCTTTGTTTTTGTAGTATTCTGATATTGGCGTAAATCCTACAATGTCCATGAATAGAAAACTCATCTCTTTTCTAACACCACCTAGTTTTAATTTACTGGGGTCTTTCTGTAACTCGGCAACTTGTCTTGGGTCTAGGTAAGTTTCAAATTGTTTTCTTATTTGTTGTTTTAGTTTAAACTCTAAAATAAATCTATTAAAGATACTGTGCATACCAACTATGGTAATGACAATTATTATCCAACTGATATCAGATAGTATTAAATGTTTATTAAAAAGATAACAAGCAATTGCCAAACTAGCGCCATACAATACTATCATACTTGTTCCAACAAACCAATATGGTGCAAACCTTGCAATCAATATAACTAAGATACCTAATAAAACTGATACAACTAATTCAACAAACAAACTTATATCATAACGATTAATTTGTTTACCATCTAAAACTGTTTGTAGTGTGGATGCAGATAATTCGTAATCATATTTTTCACCAACTGGTGTTGCAATAATACTACCCAAACCTTCAGCAGTAGTTCCAATAATTACACTACGACCTTCAAACTTTGAAAAATCACTTTCAGATGCAGATATGGTTTCAAACTCTTTGTTCCAATGTAACCACACTCTAGCATTTGGGTCTGTGTATATGATAGGATATCCTGGCACTCTTACTGCAATAATTCCACCTTCACCAGATTTGATTTGATAACTTGGAGCTCCTGTTGCAACTCTGATAACTTCTATTGCCATTGTAGGATAAGTTTTATCTTCTACTACATTAGATATTTGTCCATAACTTAATCCACCACTTATACCTAAGATTCTTTCTATCTTCATTATCAATGGTATTCTTCTCACAACACCATCTATCTCTGGTGCAGTATTAATTACTCCTACGCCATCTGCACTCTCACCTAGTTTCTTAATCGGGCCCAACATACCTTCCCATTCAAAAAGATATGGAAAGGGATTTCCTACTCTTGCGACTCCTCTATCAACAGCATTTCTATCTACCCCTGATGTTCCAACCTGTGCAATGACTACTCCATTATTTTTAAGTACTTTTGCGAGTGCATCATCACCACCGAGTCTATCTTCTTCTGAAAATAAAATAGGTATCATAATAATACCAACACCTGCTTGTCTTAAATCATTTATGATTTGTGCAAGTACATCTCTTTTCCAAGGCCATTGTCCATACTTCTCAATAGATTTTTCATCAATCGTGACAACACCAATGTCTTGTGATACATCTTTTCTTTCTTGTTGTATAAGAATATCAAATGATTTAAGTCTTAGTATCTCTTTGACAAATGGGTCTTGTAAACCAATATAAGTTATAGCGATTAAAGTTATAAAAGAAAATGTCCAATGTGTTATAAATTTTTTCATTAATTTTGTGTTACTGTTGCACTACAAGAAGATGCTACACAATTTTGTTGTAGATGATAATTTTGGTCAGTAGAACTATCTTGTGTTAAATTTAGTGTTGATGTGTTACCAGTCAAACCTATTGTGGCACTATGGTCACCTGTACCATCTTGTGTTACATTTACTGTGTGATTATCTGTTATGTTTAAATCTAAAAAGTGGTCACCTGTGCCTTCTTGTAATACTGTTACATTATTACTACTGTCTATATCTAAAAACATAGTCTTATCACCTGACTCTTTTTGGTCGAGGTTTAAATTATTACTACTGCCGGCAATATTTAAAGATGTAAAGTGGTCACCAACATTTAGTAAATGTAACTGGTCAAGTGTTAATGTGTTTGAATTACCTACTATGTCTATTAATGCTCTTTGGTCTTTGTTTTGTAAAATCGTAAGATTGTTGCTATTACCATTTAAGTCAAGACCTAAAACATTGTTATCATTATTTTGAGTAATAGATACTGTGTTACTATTACCTGTAATTGTAGCATTACTTGTTAAGTCTGTTCCTATAATTAAATTGTTATCTCCATCTTGTACTATGTCTAAATCTAGACTACCACCACTTTGATTAATGTAAACACCATTACCTGTTTTTGATTTCGTTGTATTAACTATTGTTGTTTGTGAAGAAGATATTGCAGATTGTGGTGTTGATGTAGCATACAACTCTCCGATAAATTCATCTGTACTAGCATTGTCATAACTTGATGTAAATTGATTTATGTCAAAGGTAACATATACCTCACCACTATATCCACTTGGTAATTGACTACCTGACCACTTCATCCATAATATTTTTCCACTTGTACTTTTAACAACCCATGTACCATTACCTGTAAAATAAGCACCATAAGGATAAACTCCAACACTACTATAATTTGAAACTCCTGCTGATGTATTTGTTTGTGTCATGTTACAACCATTACCACAATTACCACCACCTGTCGTTCCTTGAATAGCTATTGTAGCACTTAGAGTATTGTTTATAAATGCCTCTATAGTATTATTATCATTTGAAAAACTAACATCATTCTCACCTACAAGAGTAAGTATACCACCAGCATTTACAAAAGCTGCATATCTTGTTTTACCATTACCACCTATATTGTTATTAAATTTTAAATCAAATACCACATCATAATTATTAATTAAATTTTCTGGTACAGAACCTGATGTTGATAGTGTTACTGTGTAACCATCTTCTTCTAATTGTGCTTTAACATTTGTGTGAGCGTCTTGAAAATTTGAATGTAAAATTAAAGCAGTATCAGTTGCAAAAACATTTACACTAAACAATAATAGAAATAGACTACTGAGCTTGATAGATTTTAATTGCATTTTCTACTCCCCCTAATTCATAGTCTATAATTTCAAAATCCTGTTGTGTAATATTTAAGATGTAACCATATTCTTTGTTAAGTCTTAACTCAATATAATTTCCTTGACCATCTTCTCTACTCCATACCCATTGTGGGTCTTCATCTAATAATACAATACCTGTTTCAGGGTCTTTACCTAATCTTATACCATCACGACCTTTGTCAAATTCGTTTCTCATTGACTTAGCTAATTCAGCATTGATTTGGTCTAATATATTTACTAAGAAGTTTTGTTCTAAAAAATCTATGTCCAATCCTGTTACCCAATTTTCTGTTTCTTCTTCTAAGTAGTCTACTTCTAAATCATCAAATTCTAAAAAATCTATATCTAATGCATTTGCAATATTTACATAATCTTCTTTACTTTGTTGTTTTGCTATTTCTTTTGGTTTAGATATAATTAATAAGTTGCCAATCAATTCTTCATCTATATCTAATATAACTGGTTTCATTGGATTACTTGATGGTGTATCTACAACTGTTGCTTGAAATGCTTGGTTCAATATAACTTGTCCAGCATCTGATGTTACATCAATCTCACCTACATAACAATTTCCATTTGTATCACATGATGGTAATAAAATAATTGTAGAACTACCTGTTTCATCTATGGTCATTGTAAAGTCTGTTCCACGAACACCAATCGTTGCAGTTGGTGTTTCTATCTTTACATTTTGTTTTGAATTTTTTGCAATCTGACCTGATGCATATCTTATTGTACCCAAAGATGCCTTTAAAGATAAGACACCTGTTTTTGTATTTGGGTCATAAATAAATTCATCAATAATTAATTTAGAATGTTGAGTAACATCTACTCTAGTTTCATCTATAAATTCTATAGCAGTTTTACCTTTACCTGTCTTAACTGTATCATAAGAAAATATATCTAAATCTATTTTTGCAGAAAATTCATCTCCCTCTTTTCTTTCTACAACACTTTCACCTTCTTGCAATATTACATCACCGATTACTCCACCTAGAGCATTCGTACTCAGTAACATCATCATAATAAAAAACTTTTTCATTTTAATCCATTGTTTTTTTTAATTCAATAAGAGTTTCAATCCTTTCTTGTTTAATACCTTCTTCACCAGTAAATTCAAACTTTTCTGAGTTTCCATATTTACTACCTTTTTTATTGATTAAACTGTCTGGGTTTTTCTTTTTATAATCATCTATCATTTCATCATATAAACTTTTTTCAGTTTTACCTTTAGTGTTGGGTCGCATATTATTATCTTTTGTAATACCCTTACATTTTTTTTCAAGCATTGCAAACTGTGGTGGTAATTCTCGGCCACCATATCTTCTGCATACTTTCATTAGTTCTATTTGTTGTTTTAACATCATGTTTTCTGTTATGATTGCTTGATTTTCATCAGTACAATTTGAACCTAAAAACCATGTGTAACTTATACGAGCAGAACGGTCATAACTATCATTATGATTGTTGTAGTTATTATTTGAATTATTTGGATATACAGATGAATAAGGACTAGTTCTATCAGTATAACCTAATTCAACTCTTACATCACCCTGTCTACAAGTATAGAAACCATCATTAAGATAGTCATTACGAGCATGTGCATTAGATGAAAGTATTAGTAGTAAAAAGATACTACCTGTTAAGGTCTTTAATGTCATAAGATTGTTCCCTTACTTGGTCTGCAAGAATTCTGTATAAGTCTTCACCCATACGATATGCAGCTGATAATTCTGCTTGTTTATTAGTCATGTTTGTTAAGTCTTTATTGAGTTGTTCATTTTTTTCTACTAATTGTTGAATTTGAACTCTATTACTATCTACTGTTTCAGTAAGATTGATAACAAACCTTAGTGTTGTAAATGTTGTACCGAGAACGGCAACAATAATAGGTATTATTACAATATTACTTTTTAATAATTTTATTATTTTTTCCAATTGCTTTCTCCTAGTCTGTTTGTGTTATATCTATATCGTGGTTATCACCAGATGTTGTTAATGTAACCATGTTATCATAGATACCACTTTGAGTTATATCTACATCAGCAATACCACCTGTATGAGTATGTATATAAGTGTGACCAATACTGTCAC